ATCATAACCTTAGAACTTTGACCAGAAGAAATTGTAGGATAAACAGAACTAAAGAATTGTTCAGCAATATTGTTTGGAACATAGGCAAACTCATCTAAGAATATGACATTAAACGAACCACCACGAATTGCACTTGATGATGTCGAGGCAGCTATAATCTTACTATTGTTTTCTAATTCAAGTGAACCTTTATTCCAATTAATGACACCTTGTTGCATCCACTTTGGTAAGTTTTCATAGGCAAGTTGTAATCTTCCCAAAATATCTCTGGCAGTATTTGATTTGTTTGCAAGAATTGCTACGTTCACATTATCATTGAACATGACATAATGCATCAAATAAGAAACAATGGTTGTTGATTTACCTGACTGACGAGGAAGTTTACAAATCGTAAAACGATTATCATGGAATGTTTGAACCATTTGTTTTTGAAAGTTATATAGTTCAAATGGCACAAGACCTTTATCTAGTGTAACAATCTTTACATAATTTTCTAAAAAGTATATGGGTTCATTCATACACTTTTGAAGTTCTTCAATCTGTTCTTTGGTAAACTCTGTCTTAGTGTTTGCCTTTTTCAGATTTGGATTACCGAGATAAATTTCTGTATTACTCATTGTCCTTTATTGGTTTTCCTTTAAGAAGTTTATTCAGTTCAGTTGTTGAACCGACAAACAAAGCGTTGGTGACATTCTTAGGTGCTTTGTTCGGTACATCTTTGAGTTTCTTCATCTTTTCTTGTAGTTGTAATAACTTCTCTGTTACTTCACCTACATTTTTGATGAGTTGTCCGGCAACTTCGTAAGCTCTCGGATGCTCGCCCTCTCGTGCTAAATCTAAAATACCATCAATGGCATCTTGTCCACGTTCGACTAGATTATAAAGATTTTCTCTACTGTATTTGTAATCGCTGTCAACATCTTCATTCTCTTTTGGTCTTGGAACTTTTGGTGTTGTTTTAATTACTTTTTCTGGTAAGTCAGCGATTTCTAATACTTCGTTTAATTTATCATCAGTGCTTGACATAATTTATTACACATTCTTATCTGTTCCACTTTCAGGATCATATTCTTTTGCGTCTTGGAAGAATGATGTTGTTTCATTGAAACCAAAGTTATCATCACCGTCTGCATCAATTGGATCAGGTGTGACTGTGTATCTCTGTTCTCTCTTTGGTGTATTCACAGGCATATCTGCATACTGATCAACTTGTACTGTTTTAATCACTTTTGATGATGTAACAGGACCATAGAGATAATTCTTTGCAGTGAAAGACAGTGTGTATATAATCACACGTCTGGATTGAAAATCACCATCATAAGAATCTTCATAAGATACATCATTTAATATAATAGGAACATCTCTGACTATTTCCATTTCTGGAATAGAATTTAATGTGACTGTATAATCGGGTTGAAAGTAAGGTAATATTTGTTCGACAATTTGTAATGCATCATCTGAATTTTTTGCCATAGCATATAATGTAAAACCAATATTATATGGTACAGGCATATACTGAGATGTCATCGACTTATCATCTGCCCCTTTGACTTTCTTAAACTTTTGTACACGATTTAACTTTCTGGTAGCATCGTATGACAAACCTGTCATTTCAAAACCAAGTCTTGGTAATGTGATCGAAGTTTTCTTTACGTCTGTTGCTGTTCTACCAGCATCTTGGTCTAATCGTGTAAGAAACTTTTGTTTTGGGCCATAGGCTAATGGCACTTTCATTCTTTGAATCACTTTACCAGAATTGTTTTTGCGAACAACATATAAGTTGTTAAACAGTGAACCAAAGGCTACAACTGTCTTTCGAACAACTTCGTGGTAAAAACTATCTGTTAACATATTTTAATTCTCCTAGTTCTATTTAGTAGGTTCTCCGAAAGGGTTTCTTTCTGAGAAATCAAAGATATCATCACTGGAATCAAACTCTGTGTCTAATCCTGATTCTTGTATAAACTCTAAGTTCTGAGCACCATCATCTTTATTATCAACACTATAATCTTCTTGTATGAGATAATTATATGTACCTAACTCATCTTCAAGTAAAATATCATCACCTGCATCAGCACTTGTACCATCCACAGAATCTAAAACTAAACCAGAACCTGCGTCTGTTTGTAAAGTATCAGTACCGTCTAATTGTAGTTGTGATAGAGATGGTGTTTCTAATAATAATGCACCAGTTGTGCCTGTGCCTGTTTCTAATGATATTTGATGTGCTAGTATATCAGTTGATAATGTATCTTCAACATTATCGATTTCTGAAATACCTGTATCTAATGCTTCATGTGAGTATTCAAACGTTGTACATTTTAATTTAAATAATGGAATATCTGCGATTTGATAAAACGGATCTTCGTCTTCAACAAACTGTATTTCAAATAATTTTTTAAAGATAGGCATATAGATAACATCACCTTCTTTAGGTCGATCTTGTGCCAATGTATTTGACTTTTGATCAACTAATAAATCAAATCGTCTTTTGGAAACAACAAGAGTAACATCATCTCTGACTTCTAATCCAAACTTACTAATGATATCCCCTTCACCTTCGAAACCAGAAACATTCTCTACATACATTTCAATTGAATATGCTTCTTCAAATTTAGATAAAGCATCTTCACCTAAAATGTTATCACGTGCAACTAATGTTCTTGGAAGATAAGTAACTTCTTGTCCGAACACACGAAGTTGTTCGATCATTAAGTCCTCATATAGAAATCTTTCTGATCTGGTGCCGTGACTGAAATATAAATTTCTTGTAGGCATAATATTATCCTATCATATAGTTGACAGGTGTTTCGTATTGTAATTGAATCTGTTCTTCTATTTTATTGATTTCATCTTGTGCTTGTTGGTAGATAAGTTCACCATTCAATGTTGTACCACCCAACATTTGCACTTGATTAAACTTAATTAAGTTTGCACCCCATTGTCTTTTAAATAACTGAGTAGTATATTTTTTTATCAGAATATCATTATAGATATCTGTATAAATTGTTGGATCCAATTTACGATAACATTTAATTAAAATATATTCTCCGGCGGCAACATCATTTTCCCAATCCATATCAATGTATAAACGATTTTGATGTTGATTAAAACGAATAGGTTTTTCACCAACTAAAATAGAATCTAAAAAGTCTAAATGTCGCATGGTCATATCGTAATGTATCACACTGGTGGATGAGAAATCATAAAGGTCATTTAAACGTAATTGATAACGTACATCAAAAAGATTGAGATTGGATTTGTCGGTAAATGGAAAAACTTCTAAAATAGAAACAACACTATCAGGTACAGGAATATAATTTGTACCTTCTTTCCAAGTTGCTGAAACTGTACTGTCTGCTGTGTCGGTAACGACTGTTGATGTATTTGCTCTTGCTCGTGTTATATCTGCGGCTGTAATCTGATACTTGAGATACATTCTTTCAATACCATCATAGTGATATTGTGCGAAAAACTGTAATGCTTCGTCAATTCGATCTTCTAATTGATCATCTTCAACATTGATTTCAATGACTGGTTTTCCAAGAGCTCGTAAAGCATATTGTTTGAGTGTTTCTCTAGTATTCGGGTTTGCCATAGTTATAGTCCTTTGAAACTATTTATAATTATCCTAGAGCAACAGCTTGAGCGATAGCAAAGGCAGCTGATGCACCAGCACTTGTTTGTGTAGAACCATCATCAAATGTAATACCACTTGCACTAACATTTGTTGCACCAGATACAGTTAAATTATTACTAATAGTAACATTACTTGGCAATCCGATAGTCACTGTACCAGCACTTTCTATAATTTCTACTTCATTTGCTGATCCTGTAAATGTTAATGTTCCACCTAATGATACAGGTGATGTATTAGAACCATCAGAAACAGTAATTGATGAATTAGATAATGATGCATTACCGATATTTGATAACGTATTATTACTTGCATCAATTGTTTTATTAGTGAGTGTTTGTGTTGCTGTTAGTAATGCAATCGAAGCTGTATCAGATAAATCTGTTGATGCGATAGAAATATTTGCAGTACCATCAAATGACTGTCCTGCGATGTTTCTCGCAGTCGCAAGAGCGGTGGCAGTGTCAGCATTACCTGTGACGTTTCCTGTAAGATTTCCTGT